GTGCGCCGCCCTTACGAAGACACCTTGCGTGTGTTGAACGTAAAAGATGTAGATGCTTATTTGCCAACCCTTGAAGAGGCGGCAAGAATTATGCAGTCTAAGGCGCAAAAACCACCAAGCATGGACGAACAAGAAAAGCAGTCCAAGATGGAACTTAACAAAGCTACCACTGGCGAAAAAGCAGCCAACACAGCATTGCTGGTTAAGAAAGCTGAAGACATTGACACAGACAACTATTTTGAACAGTTGGCAGCTGATCGTGGAAAGCTAACTTCCGTACAAGTTGATTAAAAAGGATAGAAATGAAAAGCTTGGTATTGAAAATCCGTGAAGCCTTTAACCGAAGGACACGAACAGAACATACATTTAAGGAGGCCACGCACGATCAGAGAACGCTGGTTTTACAAAATGGGGAGTGCGCCAGCCGCCTCCTTAGGAACGAGGATTTTGCATTGATGTTCAACCTTTACAGGTTTTACATATTGGAGCGACTGGAAGACGACAAGACAGACGCTGACAGGATTAGCAACGCACATTTTGTTGCTGGGGTTCGGGATTTCGTGGCTTTCATCGAAAAGCAGGAATATCTCGGAAAGGTGGCTCTAAAAAGAGCTGAAACAAACGAGAAATAAGGGTAAGATATGTCAGACGTAAGTGCAGTAGCACCCGCCACTGAGCAAACTGGTAGCGCACCAACCGCAGACACCATTGCAGCGATGATTGCCGCCAATAGGCGTAACACTCCGCAGCCTGATGGAAGTCAGCCGCCACCAGCGGGTACAACTGGAAATAGTCCAGCACCCGAGGCGGCTCCTGAAGAGGAAGCCGAACCTGAAGATAGTAATGCAACGACTGAAGAGCCGATAGACGATAGTGAAGACACTAAATCCACCGATGGTGTAAATGAAGGTGTTAATTTCCTAGAGTTTGCGGAGCAAAACCCTGACATGGTGTTGCGAATCCCCAACAAGGACGCAGAAGGCGGCTTTGTGGAGCTAACAGCATCGAAGGCGGCAGCAATTCTTGGTCAAGGCAGTGCTATTCATGAAAATGCGAGAAAACTTAAAGCCGAGAAGGCAGAGTTTGAAGAGTTAACGGCGAGTAGGATTAATCAGCTTGATGGTTTACAAATTGGTTTAGAGTTAACAGTTGTTCCGCAGTTACAAAGTGCGGCAGATGAACTGATAACCCTTCAACAATACAACCAGCAATGGGAGCAGATCAGAAATCAAGCTACGGATGAAATAGAACGTAGCAGAGCAGAGGCGGCAATCCGTCAGAACACTCAATTGATTGAAGAGAAGGCTGGCTTCATTAAATCTAATCGCCCGAAAGTTGAACAGTTTTTTGCAATTCGGTCACAGTACGTTCAAGAACAACTTGAGCAAGCTAGACAGAACTTTACCAACAAAGAATTAGCTAACAAAGCTAATTTTGAAGAGTTGCGTGAAAAACTGGCAAAGGATTGGAAAGGTGCAAATGGCTCGTATGTCCCTGGGGTGAAGAACATTGATCTTCTATCCAGTGATGAACATATCTTAGGTTTGATTCGGGATGGCATGAAATTCCGAGAAGGTCCTAAGGTAAAGAATGCTGGTGGTTCGTTGGCTGCGTCCAACCGCCCAGTATCTAAAGCCAAAACATCTCCCGTACCTGAGACACAACAACTCCAAGAACGAGCCAACAAAGGTGATAAGAAAGCCGCACAGGATCTATTGGCAGCCATGTTGGCGGCAAATAAAAATCGCCGCCGTTAATCTTCAAAGGAGTTTTTAAATGTCAACAATCACCTCAACAAGTTTGGGTAACGGTAATGGTTCATACACTACCGACATCGTGGTCAAGGACTTGGACCTGACCGTTTCTAACTATGTTAAAGATCGCACCCCGATCACTAACATGGCAATGAGCAAAAAGCGCAAGATCAATTCGACCCTGCACATTTGGCCCATTGATTACTTCCGCACACCTACTTTGAACGCAAAGTTAGAAGGCGCTGCCGTTACAGCTTCAAACGCTGACAGCAACACCCGTGCTAACTGTGGTAACTACACACAGATCTTTACAACCACAATCGGTGCTACTGGTACTGCTCGTGCTGTTGAACAGGCTGGTGGTGATCCCCAAGCGTATCAAGAAGTCAAGCAATTGACTGAAATCATGTTTGACGTTGAATTGCAAATGGTTCGTGCCGATGGTGCTTCCATTAAATATTCAGGCCAAGATGCTACTCAAGGTTCAGCACCAAACAACGGTCGCCGTTTTGGTTCTTTGTACTCTTTTGCTGGCACACGTTCAGGCAACGACACAGACGGTACTTCCGTTTTAAACTTGGCTACCAGCGATGGTAACGACACCACTTCAGCAACCGCCACCAACACTCCTTTCAATGGTTTGTTGAGCAATGCTGGCCTTGGCTACTTCACTTTCAGCACTGGTACTACCCTGCAAGCTTTCAGCCCCGTGCTGTACAAGCAGTTGGTTACTACCGCTGAACAGCGTTTCAACGCCAAGATTACCAACATGGTTGTCCCAACCTCGTTGCGTACCACTATCTCTGACAACATTCCTCAGAGCCGTACTATCAACCGTTTTAACCCTGCTGACAAGGGCGACACGATTGGTACATACGAAGGTGACTTCAACTACACCTATCAGATCGATGACTCATGGGTTATGGATCAGACTGGCGCAGACAACACTTCGATTCTGTTCTTGAATCCTGATGTTGTTCAGTGGGGTTCTTTACGTGAACTTGGCCCAAATAACGAAGTCTTCAGCAACGCTGATGCTTCTTTGGACCAGTACATCATGGAAGGCACATTGATTGTGCGTAACCCAGCGGGTGTGGCTGTTTTGGCAGCCATGACAACTGGCACAGTGGTTACCACTCCTCGTGCCGCCGCTCAAGTTAAGCGTTATTTGGTGTAAAGCAAAAAGGGAGCTAACCACTCCCTTTTTTTTAATCTTTTAAAGGAAAAATCATGTCTTTAAATTTCAAGCAGTACAACACGGCATTTGCAACTGACGTAAACACTGGCGCTGTTACTGGCGTTATTGATGTCAATGCAAATACCCAGTTCTTCCCCCGCATACTGGCTACAAGTGGTATTCCTGTTATGGTTGCTAACAGTGGCACTATTGCTACTAACGGCACTGTGACTTTGGGTACTGCCCTGCCAACAACTTATGCTGCCGCTTTCTGTTACTTCCCAGCTTCTGCTGTGTCAGGTGACTCAACTGGTGGTATTTACTATGTGGTGTTTTCAAGCACTACAGTTGGTGTTGTGTACGCTGGTAAATACGGTGTTGCAAACGGTGTTAACGCTGTTGCATTTACCCCTTCTGTTCCCACAGGAACTTTGACAGCGGTAACTGGTTCAAACAGTTCTTACACTGGTTCTACCACTGAAACAACTTTGATTAACGTCACTGTTCCTGCTGGTGCTATTGGCAACAACGGTCAAATCGTTGTTACCTCCAATTGGGCTACCAATAACTCTGCTGGCGCTAAAACTGGTGTTGTTTACCTTGGCGGTTCTGCTGTTGGTTCTTCATCTTCATATACCACTTCTACTGGCGGCAGTTCTATGAACTCCATCCGCAATCGTGGTGTGTTGACTGCACAAACCAGCCAATTGATTGGCGGCGCTGCAACTGGTGCTTCTGTCTATACAGCAATTGACACTACTGCGGCTACAAAAATCACTATTACTGGTGATCTTGCTACAGCAACAGATAATGTGATCCTTGAAGGATTTACAGTTCAATTGTTGCCACAAGACTAAGTAGAAATAAAAGGAGGCTCTTCGGAGCCTTCTTTTTTTAAAAGAGAATTGCATGGAATTAGACGACACACCGCAAATTAACGAAGACTATTTCACCAAGGGTAACCTTGAAGCTGGAATAGATGGCGTTTTACGCAAAAACGACAAACTTTTCAATGAGGTTAAGTCAGGCACTTGGTCGCAGACGTTCAACACCAAAACAATGGATTACAAAGTAGGTGCTGTTAACGGTCACCGCTATGTACAGTACGATCAAAAGAATGTGCAGGAAATCAAACAGTTCTGTAAAGAACGAAGGGAATTTCATGCGATTCACGGTACTGACAATCCTTTGTTTGCTGGTACTTTTCATGCCATGCAGTTGCCTAAATGTTTTGCCCATGAAATCAGTTCCAAGTGGTTTAATAATCGCCCTTGGGAATTGATCAAACAAGACAAAGAAGACAAGATATTGTTTTACGCCATTGTCAATGAATATTATTCTGATTTTGTCTGCCATCCGAGCGGGAAGATCCCCCTGCCATACAATCCAGCTATTCCGACCAAGTGAGGTAGTCCATGTCCTTATTCATTCAATCTGCTAACGCATTGGTAAGTCGTGTAGCACAGTGGGTAGGGGCAATTCCAACAGCTTTAACCATCACGGCTACTTCTTATAACTCTTCAACTGACGTTATTACTGTATCCGCTGACCCTCGACCTTTCATATACATTGGCGACTTTATTTCCAATGGCATTTCTAACTACACCGCAGTTTTAGCCGTATCCAGCACCACAATTACTGTAAGTGACCCCGAAAATATTTGGGGTTCTGTTACATATCCTGGCGCAACTATTTTAAAAATGCCAACGCAATCATCGCTGGAAATACAAGCTTGTATTCAGCTTGCCGAACTAAAGATGCGTGTGATTGAGCTGCCTGGCTTGCGTACCAACCCATATGACACCGTTGACCCAACAATTTTGACAACCGATGCACAAGGTTTGGCTCCTATCCCTGCGGATATGAATTGGCCTATTTTGTTTTTTCAAGAAACTCCTCCGTCCAATGACCCCAACACTTCATATGGTCCTTGGATTATTTATGACCGTGTTGGTGACCGAGAGATTATTCGCCGCCGAATGATTGACCAACTCTATGTGCGCCCGTTTGGTGTGCCAAGGGTGATCCGTGCTTCATTCAGTGAAGTTGGACCCAACTATGTATTTACGCCAAACCCTGGCGCAAACGTAGTTATCAAAGCTTATTACCAACGCACTTTTCCATTTTTGTTAGGCCCAACCGAAGATGCGCTTAACCCAATTGTGCAAAACAATGCGGCGTTAGCATCTTTTCCTGAAGGATACCTGTACGGCACATTGTGGGCGTACTACGATAAAAACAAAAACAACGAAGAGGCCGTTAAATGGGATGGTCGCTTTGAAGATGCCTATGGCAAGATTGAAGATCAGAACTTTAAAGATAAATGGCGTGGTGGCGACACTCACCTGACATCTGAGTTCCAGCCTCGAAACCCAAGATACAGCTTTAAGTGAGGTAATTCATGGCATCAGGTGGCCTCTACGGAAACGCTGGCGATGGGGCACTGATTGCCCAGCCTGGCGCTGCAACTCCTGGTTTATATGGCACAAGCCCAAATGGCTCTGTTGTAGCTCAACCAGGTTCGGAATCGGCTGGTTTATATGGCAGTGGAACAACCTTTGGCGGAACATACTTTGAGTGGTTTGTTTTCCAAGTTGCCACAACTGCGCCTGCTACGCCTACGGGTGGTTCATGGAGCTTCACAACCAACGTAGGTACAGCGCCTGCTGGCTGGACATCGCAACCTCCAGCATCAGTAACTTACCCCAGTCAAATTTGGGTATCGATTACTCTTGTCAACTCACGCAACACTGATCCATTGACATGGACCGTGCCAGGCTTATTTGGTCAAGTAGGCCAATCGGGTTTTAGCGGCTATTCGGGTTATTCGGGATTTAGCGGAGCAACTGGTGCTAGTGGTTTTTCAGGATCAGGCGTAAGCGGATATTCAGGATTTAGCGGGATCTCGGGTTTTTCAGGTTTTAGTGGAATCTCGGGTTTTTCAGGTCAATCAGGTTTTAGCGGCGCTGTAGGCACTTCAGGTTTTTCAGGTATTAGCGGATATTCGGGTGCTTCAGGTATTAGCGGCTTTTCGGGATCAGGTGTAAGTGGGTATTCAGGATACTCAGGCATCAGCGGATTCAGTGGAATCAGCGGATTCAGTGGTTTCAGTGGAATCAGCGGCTTTAGTGGCATCTCAGGCGCAAGCGGATTTTCAGGTATTAGCGGATTCTCGGGCGCATCAGGTATCTCAGGCTTCTCAGGATCGGGCGTAAGCGGCTTTTCAGGGTACTCAGGGTACTCAGGTAGCGGCGTGTCGGGTTTTAGCGGTTACAGCGGCATCTCGGGCTTCTCAGGTATATCGGGGTACAGCGGGTATTCAGGCGCTGTGGGAGCTGGTGGCACTCAAGGCTATTGGGGTTCTTTTTGGGACACAACAACACAAACAGCGGCGGCAATAAATACTGCTTATCCCATTACTCTAAACAGTGCGGATGCTGGAAATAGTGGCGTTTCAGTTGTTTCAAATAGCCGTGTGACTTTTGCAAATACGGGTGTTTACAGCTTAACTTTTTCAATTCAATTTACCAATACCAGCAATCAAAAAGGTAGCACACAAATTTGGTTAAAAAAGAATGGCACAAATTTAGCAGATACAAATTCACATTACGATGTTCCTGACAAACAAGGAAGTGCATTTTCGTCAGAAATTGTTACTGTCAATTTTGTTTTGCCGCTTGATGCCGCAGACTACATTGAAGTTTATTGGCAAACAGGAAACACAAGTGTTTCTCTTGAAACAATAGCTGCGGCTGGAAATTACCCTAGAACGCCATCTATTATTTTTACTGCTGCACAAGTGATGTACACCCAATCGGGATACAGCGGCATTAGCGGTTATTCAGGATATTCGGGAACCAATGGATCAAACGGTACATCGGGATTCAGTGGATATTCGGGTATCTCAGGGTACAGCGGTACAAACGGAACCAATGGAACATCAGGTTTTTCGGGTATTAGCGGGTATTCAGGATTTTCAGGAATCAGTGGCTACTCGGGAACCAATGGAACAATTGGAACATCAGGATTTAGTGGTTTTTCGGGAATAAGTGGATTTTCGGGTGCAAGTGGGGCTATCGGTCTTGGTCTTTCAGGATTTAGCGGAGAATCGGGATATTCAGGCTACAGTGGAACCAATGGTACTAACGGAACAAACGGAACTTCAGGCTTTTCAGGTATTAGTGGTTGGTCAGGATTTAGTGGCATCAGCGGAACCAATGGAACCAATGGAGCAAGTGGTACTTCAGGGTTTTCAGGTTATTCGGGATATTCGGGTTTTTCAGGCATCTCGGGTGCAACTGGTGGATCAGGTCCAAGCACTGCAATTAATGCAACAGCAAGCGTTGCGGCAACAACCCAATATGTGGTTGGCGTAGCTGCGGCAGGATCAAATCAAACTCCTACTGTTTCAACAACTTCAGCCGTTTATTTCACTCCGTCAACTGGCGATTTAAACGCTATTACACATTCAGGCTCATCTGATGAGCGTTTAAAAACAGACTGGGAAGATTTACCTGAAGACTTTATAAATTTGCTTGCATTGGTAAAACACGGAGAGTACACCCGTGTCGATACTCCATCTTCTATACGCCAAGTAGGTGTATCTGCTCAATCTTTGCAAAAAGCATTGTCTATTGCTGTATCTGAAAACGATAACGGGTATTTATCGGTTGCCTACGGTAATGCTTCTTTGGTAGCATGCATCCAACTTGCCAAGCGAGTTATTAACCTTGAATTGGAATTGAAAAAGTTGAATGGAGAAAAATGAAAAGCAAAGAATTGTATGGACTTGACATAGCAACGCAATGGGAAAAAATACTCGACATTCATGTTTTAAAACTTGCCAAAGAACATCATCCTGACTGGTATCGATGGCGGCTGACAAACAACTTTGAACGTGCTGTATTCCTAAAAGGCGATCCAGTAGGAGGCCGAGAAGCGGCTCGTTATATTTGGGCAAATCAAAACTTGTTGGGCGCATCTATGCTTGAGCTTGGTTGCGCCACAGGTTACGGTTCTCAATTTTTTTCGCAACAAGTCAATTACCTTGGCCTTGATTACGATCCAATCATTATTGATGTTGCCAAAGAACAAAATTGGGGTTTAAAAAAATGGTTTGTTCAAGCTGATATCAACACATATGAATTTCTTGACCATGAAACCATAGTGGCGTTTGAAGTAATTGAGCATCTTTCTAACGGATTAGAGATTGTTGAAAAACTTAAACACCATTGCAAACGACTTTTGATCAGCGTCCCGCACAACGAGCCTGTTGGCTTTTGGGGTGAACATCACAAGCTGCATGGCTTGACAGAAAAAGACTTTGTTGGCTTTGACTTTTCGTATGTGTCCGAGAACGGCAGATGCAAAACAACTATGGAGCCTATCAGCAACACCAATAGGTGCAATTTGATGCTTTGTAGGTGGGACAATGAGTAAGATACTTTGCTCTGTTGCCACAAGAGGTAGATACTTCACTACCCTGCCTTTGGTTATCCAAGCCGTAATGAATCAAACACGGTTGCCCGACAAACTGATTGTCTTTGATGACAACGATGAACCAAAGGACATGCGGGAAGACCCTTTGTATCAAAACTTGTTTTATGTTTTGAGTTGCAAAAAGATCCAATGGGAATGGTTGTTCGCCAACAAAAAAGGCCAGCACCATATCCATCAAATGGCAAACACCATGAGTTATGACTGGGTGTGGAGAGTAGACGATGATGCCGTGCCTGAACCAAACGTCTTAGAGGTGCTTTGCAGCCACATTGCGGATGATGTTGGAGCCATAGGTGGCACGGTAATGAACCCGCCTCATTTGCCTGCTGTTATTGAGTCTTCAGGATTGATTGCCAATATTGAGATAGAACCAAATATCCAATGGGGATTGATCAAAGAAAAGAAACAAGTCGAGCATTTGTATTGCTCTTTCTTGTATCGTGCTGGCGTACATGACTATAACCTTGGTTTATCACGGGTAGCACACAGGGAAGAATCTTTGTTTAGCTATGGCTTGCATCAAAAAGGGTACAAGTTGTTTGTTGTGCCTTATGCGGTTACATGGCATCTAAAGCAACCTACTGGCGGCATTAGGTCTGAAACCAACCCTGCTATGTATGCCCATGATGACCAAATCTTTAAAAACCATGTTGCAATTGCCGACAGCACTATCGTAGTGTTGAATTGTGGTCTTGGCGATCACATTGTCTTTTCTAAAATTTTGCCAAAGATCAAGAACCCTGTAGTGTTTACCTGTTACCCTGAAATTGTTGAAGGACGGTCTATTGCGGAAGCCCAACAACTATATGGCGACATTGACCAATGGAACATCTACAAAAAGATGGATCAGTGGAAATGGACTGGCAGCTTACAAGCGGCTTTTGAAAGGATGTACCTATGATTGTCATCCAGCCCTTTTCTCGTGCGTTAAACAATGGCAAACAGAATCCCAAAAACTATCCTTACTGGCAAGAATTAATCAAGTTGATTGATGAGCCAATTGTTCAAATAGGAACTGATGGTGAACGCCAATTGACTGATGATTTCAGGACAAACTTGAGCATTTCTGACCTAAAAGCACTGATTCATGAATGTCGAACATGGATTGGGGTGGATAGTTTTTTTCAACATTTTTGTTGGTCAGAGGGCAAACAAGGTATTGTTCTGTGGTCGGTGTCAGACCCATTAATCTTTGGACACCCTGAAAACATTAACTTGCTAAAGGATAGAAACAGTCTTGCCGCCAATCAATTTCTTTGGTGGGAGAACACAGAACACAATCCTAACCACTTTGTAAAACCTGAAGAAATATTACCCCACATAATTCATGTGGGATCGTTGAAAAGCATCTAGAATCCAAGGTACTTGACAGAGGCGCAAAATGTCCGATTACACCCGTCTGCGTACCCCATTTACCAACATGTCGTTTACACCCGATGTGCCCAGCAACGCCTTGGGTCCAACGGAATACAACAACGGCTTGAATGTTGAAGCAGATGTGCGTGGGGTAAAGAAGGTTTATGGCGAACAACAAATATTAGATGCCGTTCCAGGTAACTCCATTTTTGTAAATGCCAACTATCGTGATCAAACCACATTTGTCTATATTGTGGCAACTCGTGAAGGAAGATGGTACAAAGTTGCAACCACTGGCGTTACCAATATAACGCCAGGTTATGGAGCAAATCCAAATGTTGCTTTGACGGGATATAACGATGATCTAAATATTACTTCATCATGGGTTGGTGGTGTGTTTTTTATCAACGACACATTGCGCCCTCCTATGTATTACCGTCCAACTGACACCGAAATCCAAATTTATGACACAGCGCCTGACGATTTTGTGTGGAACTATGGAACAAGTGTTGTTGCCACCCGAGCAGGATTTGTGCGTAATTTCTGCTCGCCCAATGTTGGCAACATTTTAATTGCAGGCAATTTAACTCAAGATCTTGATACCAGCGTCACAGTAAATTTCCCAACAACGGTTCGGTGGTCACAAGCTTTTGCTGGTACAGGTGTCCCAGCTACTTGGGAGCCAACCCTAACCAACATTGCCAACGAACAAGAAGTACCTGTGCGTGGGCCATTAGTTGATGGTTTCTTTTTAGGTGGCAGTTTTTACGTTTGCTCATATTGGGATACCGTGGTGTTTAGCCCAATTGCATATCAAAGCAGCACAGCACCAATTTTTGGAGTTCGACTGTTTAACCAAGGTCGTGGCTTGCTAAACAACAATTGTTGCGTCAACACTGACCAAGCTGTATATGGAATTGATAGTAGAGACATTTGGGTATTCGATGGAAGCAATTTCAACTCTTTGGGTAATCAACGGGTTAGAAATTATTTCTTTGCCAACCTAAGTCCAACTTACCAAAACCGTTTGTTTATGGTAAACAACACGCAGAAGTATCAGATTGAGATCTACTATCCTGACTTGGAAAGCACGGGATGGTGCAACAAGATGTTGTCGTACCGTTATGACCTTCAGGTGTGGAATGCGCCAAAGGACATTCAAGACGCATGTAATGGTTGCGAAGCCCCTGTATATGACTCAACTGAAGCTGACTTTATGTATGCAACACGTTGTGTTACTTACGCACAAGGCAGCACAGCAAGTGCAGAATTAATTCAAACAGGCCAAGGTAATTCATTTATCAATGATGCGCCAATTCCAGCATTGTTTGAGCGCAACAACCTTGTTTTGCAATCTGAAAAAGGCCCAGTACCTTACAGCTCAAAAGTGTACATACACCGTGCTTTGCCCGAAATTGCTGGCACGGGCAGCATAGACATAACCATTGGCGGCGCTAACTCAACCGCTCAAGATCCAACTTACGGTCAAACTGGAATTGTGGATATTGTTACAGACAATCCTTGGGTAACAACTCAACAAAACGCTGTGCGTACAGTGTCTATTAAAGTTGAATCAAATGATGCAACCAATGCATGGAATATGACAGCCATGAATTGGCAAGCTACAGTTGTTGAGGATGCGTTCTAATGCCATTTGCACTAGACAGCAACCCATCGATTTCAGAGATTTCTGAGGCGGTCAACTACATCCTTGCAAACTTGGGCGCTGGTACGCCGCCTGGGCAATACCCTGTCAACAATGATCCATCTACGGGTTTCATTTCTAACACTGTTGGCACGTTGATTCAGTATCAATACAGGTACTTGGATGTCAAATATGCCGATAACACTGCTGGTTTAAATTTTAGCGATAACCCATATGGTCGTTTGTATTTTGGCCTGTTTAACACCGACACTGTCACAGAAAGCGTTAACCCCGCTCAATACACATGGTTTCAAGTAACTGGTGGATTTGGAGCAACCAAAACATTGTGGGTTGTAACTGCTGGTGGTCGACATGCCACTTTTGCCGCCTCTCAAGAAGTACCTGATTTAAACCAAAATTGGCGGCTTGTGCCTTTGCGTTCCATTGATCTTGATAACCCATTTAGGCCGTTTGACCAATGGATGAACGTCAAATTTGCGGATGACAGTGCAGGCACAAACATTAGTGATAGTCCTACAGACAAATTATTTTATGGTTTAGCAACATCAACCGACAACACCATATCAGTGGACCCCGCAGATTACGAATGGTCACCGTATGATTTTGGGGCAACTGATGAATTGTTTTACAGATCTTTTGGTGGGCGAAACATTTCTTTTGTTCCCAACGCAAACAAACCAATTGGCTACCTTCCATATATTTATGGAACAACCATTAATTTAGATGTTGCCACTTTGGGGGCAATGACTTCTATTGGCATAATTTCAACAGACCCATTGATTGTTGAGTCTCCATTTAGATATTTATTGGTTCGATATGGCACAAGTAGTGTAGGCGCAAGCTCATCTAATGATCCTGCGGGTAAAACATATTTTGGTGTGCAGGCATCTGACATTATTGCCCTTGATACAAACCCAGCAAATTACACATGGTTTGATGCTGGCGGCACTTTTATTACTGATGTTTATTTGTGGGTAAGAACAACTGGCGGCAACACTGCACAATTTAATTTATCTATTGATGCACCTGACAATTCAGGTTGGTTAAATCAAACAACTCAAACACTAACTGCCAGCCCTTACGTTGATGTATACAGCCGCACGGGAGCTGTAGTTGTTAATGTAAGCAGTCCAACATCGGGGCGTATTGGATTTTCCAATTTGGGAGCCAACGGTGTTGTAAATTTAAATCTTGATCCTTATGGGCAAGGTAGAGATACTGCTGGATATTCTTTTGATCCAGCTGGAACTTCTGTAATTGAGGTAGATGAATTTGGACGGATTATTCAAGCTGCTGCACTTGATACTGTTCGTTACAGCACATTGCAAACATCCGCAACCGCAGGCCAAACGGCATTTAGTTTTTCAAATACACAACCCGATCAAATATTGGTGTTTCGCAATGGGTGTTTTCTTGACCCCAATTACGATTACACCCGCACATCAACTACAGTGACATTGGCAAGTGCATGTTCATTAAATGATGTGATTCAGATGTACTACATAAGATTGATTGATGCTGTTACATCAGCAGACAAAGTCCCATTTGTTGTACAAACCGAAACTTTGGTAAATGGTCAAACAACGATACCAGCCACAAATACTGATGGCGCTGAACTACTTTTATTAAATGGCGCTTTAATAATGGATAGTGACTATGACTACATAGGCACAAATCAAGGCTACGAATTGTTTACACCATCAGTTGGTGGAAATTTAAATATTGTGGTTTTTGCTTTTAATAATGCAAATGCTTTGATATTTTCTGAAAACTATACACAAACAACTTTTGCCAATTCCAGTGTAGTGTTTCCAACTCAATTTGCTCGTAACTCCCATTTGATGTGGTTTTGTGGCGCTTTGATAAAGGCTGGAACTGACTACACAATGGCTGGCGCAGCTGATTTTATATACACATACACAATCATTGGTGCATTGTCATTTAGTGGTCAGCCTTCACAATTTGTATCATTCAGAAGTGCTGGAGAAGCTTCGGCATCATCAATAAGCGCCGCTGGTGTGTTGGGCATGGATATGCCTGTTTACATTGAATACAAGCCTAGTATGAAAGAGTTGTTTGCTGATATGCAAAAAGAGCTAGAAATACTAAAATCTGAAATAGCAATGCTGAAAGGCGCAAAATGACCCAAGCAATGAATTTGGCAAACTTTTCTAATAGCTTAGATAGCTCAGGAGGAGTGCCGCCAACCCAATTAAATTCTGTTGTGCCACTTTCTAAAGGAGGCACAAATGCGTCAACTGCTTCGGCAGCTAGAACAAGTCTTGGACTTGCAATAGGTACTGATGTTCCATCGCCAACAGGTACTGGATCATCAGGTACTTGGCCTATCAGTATTACAGGATCTGCGCCATCTGTGGTAACTACAAATTTCACAATTGAGCAAGTAGGAGCGGATTTGGTAATTAAGTATGGGGCAACAACAATTGTCACCATTTCATCTGCTGGCACTATCAGTGCTGGTTAATTAAGGAGTAAAGCATGGCAACAACAAGTATTGGCGCACCAGGCGTAACATTTCCTGATGCAACCGTTCAAGCAACAGCTTCCCCAACAAATATTAATTTAATGACTGTTGGTACTTCACCGGGCACTTGGACAAAGCCAGCATCAGTTAAATCAATCAAAGTAACTGTTGTTGGTGGTGGTGGTAATGGTGGTGCTTTAAACACACCAGCTGTACAAGGTGGCTCTGGTGGTGGTGGAGGTGGTGGAACGGCTGTACGATTTTACCCAGCAGCATCTTTGCCAGGCCCACAACCTTACACAGTTGGCGGCGCTGGCGCAACATCTTCATTTGGAGCTGCGCCAATTACAGTAATTTCTGCAACTGGTGGTTCGGCGGGTGGCAGTGGAAACGGAGCTACCACTAATAATCCAGGGGGTGCAGGTGGCGTAGGTTCAAGCGGTCAAGCTAATATTAATGGTGGTGGTGGTGGTGGTGGGTATGGAGCCAATTTTGCTGGAGGTGCTGGAGGAAATTCTATTATGGGCGGCGGCGGCGCTGCTGTTGGCGGTAGCGCGCCCTCTTCAATTCCTGGTAATGCTGGCGGAGCCTACGGCGGCGGTGGTAGTGGTGCTTCTAAACGACCTGGAGATGGGGCTAACATTCCTGGTGGCGCTGGAGCAAGTGGCGTAGTAATTATTGAGGAGTTTTATTAATGAAAGCACTGATTTCAACAATCGAGCCAAGGTACACAGGCTACCGAGTGGCGCAAGTGGTTGCAGAAGGAAAAACATTTTCTGTATCAACTGAATTGTTTTGGTTTGACTGTGCCGATGATGTGGTGGAAGACCAATTTTGGTACGACCCTTCGGATCAAACAATAAAACCAAATCCTTTACCACCTGAACCAACTGAGGAGATTTAATGTGTAATCAACTGTCTCAGTTTATTATTGAAAAGTATGTACATCTCAAGGATTTCCTTGATGTTGAGAATTGCAATGAATTAACTGTTGAACTGAAACGGTTGATTGACACAAAAGAAACCACTAAAGACAGTCAATGCCCTACATCAGAAGCAATCCATGGTGCTGTGGCATTTGATAAACTTCTTGTTGATTTGTTGCCTCACTTTGAAAAGGCATCAGGCAAACGCTTGTATCCCACTTACAGCTATGCACGGTTATACAAAACTGGTGAAAAGCTAAAGATCCATACAGACAGAGCATCTTGTGAAATCAGCGCAACTTTGACTTTAGGGTTTGATGGTGAGGCTTGGCCTATATACATGGGTGATGAAGGGGAAAAAAACGCATCCAAGATCACTATGGGTGTAGGTGATGCTGTTCTGTACCGTGGCATGGAAAAGCACCACTGGCGCAAAAAGTTTAAAGGTAATTGGCAAGCCCAAGTGTTTTTGCATTACGTTGACGCTGATGGGCCACACAAAGAATGGAAGTTTGACAAGCGCCAAGGCTTAAACTTACCAAGCCAAGAACTTCAACAATGGGTTTACACAGACATTTTGACCAAAGAAGCTTGCGATTCATTAATAAAACTGTACACAAAAACCGAAATACCAAAACAGCCGCCCGTTATTGGCGCTGGTGCTATTGATACCTCCATCCGAAATGTAGAAAGGGTTATATTACCAACCTACAAGGACATTGGAGGTAGATTGGCTGCGGCGGGATTTGCGGCAAATCATGCGGCATGGAAGTTTGACATTACCCATGCCAACCAAGCTGAATTCTTAATTTACCCTGCTGGTGGGCGGTACACATCGCATGTGGATACCTTCTTGGCACATGGGGATGAATGTCGTAAACTTACAGTACTTGCCTTCCTTAATGACGATTTCAAAGGTGGTAGGTTTTACCTACAAAACGGGCACGAAAAGTATTACCCCCCGCAAAGCAAAGGCACAGTCCTTGTATTCCCAAGCTTCATCATGCACGGCGTGGAAGATGTGGAAGAAGGCAATCGATATTCAGTGGTTTGCTGGATGGTCGGCAAATTCTTTAAATAAGGGAAATCATGGGCGCAGCATCAGCAGGAGTTCAATCACCGCAATCATCAATGCCTGCGGGTAAAGGTGCGGGTACATCACCTAGCACACCCGCTGGATCGGTCAACTCAACCACCATGAGCGCCACATCAGGCCAACCTACTTTAGGTGCGCCAAACACTAACAGCAACACTGGTATGAATGTAGCGCCAGCAGGAAAAGGTGGTGGTTCAAGTTACGCAGCGCCTACAAGCCCTTACGTTGCTGAACCTCAATCATTTATCAATCTTGATGCTTCAGGAAACCCTGTAACACCAAGGCAAGTGCCAAACCAATATTCAAATACTATTGGCGCACCAAACGAAATGTCAAGCGGAACACCAGTTCCTACTGGAGCATCAGGTAAAGGTGGCGCTGCTGGTGGATCACAGGGCAAAGGCCCTTAATAAGGAGATAAATCATGTCATTCGGCTCATCAGGTGGTAGTTCCACGACAAAAACTGAATTAACACCCGAACAACGGGAAGCATTAAGAGAGCAAACCAAATTTTTAACTGAAACGGCTTTTCCAGCTTACAGGCAAATTCTTGGTCAAGCTGGTGATGTTTATGGCAAGGTAGCGCCATCAGTAGAAAAAGTTGCTGGTGGTGCGGGTGATGTTGCTGGGCGTGTTGGTGCTGAATTAGAACGGCAAGGTGCTGGCGCTTATAAAACGGGTTTAAGTGGCCTTAAAACTTTGTTTGATCCCAACTACAAAGCCCAACAAGTTGAAGCTTCTTTACAAAAAGGCCGTGAAGACATCCGTGAACAGTTTGGTAGTCAAAACACCATGTTTGGTGGAGCTGGTGGCCTAGGTAGCTCTCGTATGGCATTGGCAGACAAAAACTTACGTCAATTAGGTACGCAACGTCAACAAACGGCGGCAGCGGCGGCTTCTGCTGGTGTTGAAGCCAATCGTGCAACTGCTGCTCAAAAACTTGCAGAGTTTGGTCAACAAGGTTTAACTGGAGCCACTGGACAAGCTGGTGCAAGAGTTGGTTTTGCTGGCGCTCCTCAAGATGTATTCAACAAGTACGCTTCAGTTATTTTTGGCGTACCTCAGGCCAACACAACACCTAACTTTGCTGGCACTCAAGGCAATACACAAACTGGATCAAGCCAATCAAAAGGCTTTGGTCTGTAAGGAAAAATTATGGCAACAGCATTTGACGGTTTAGGGCTGCAATTTTTGGGCAAGGAGCGCCAGCACATGGGCACTGGTCCATTGGGTGAAGTTGCCAAAATGCTTCCTGCTGGGTTACTTGGATATGCGTTGTACAAGTCAGGTGCAGTGGAAAACCTGAACGACATGTTCAATCCCAAAAAAACTATAACCGACAAAATTGCTGGCGCTGTGGCTCCTGAAAAAATAGCTACAACTGGCGTTCCTCCCGTCCAAGGAGGTGATATGAGTGTTCAATCATTTATACAAAAAGACGAAACAAAAAAAGCATTAGATGCTTTATCAACGCAAAGTCTTGACTCAAAGATTATTCCTTTTCAATCTCAACCTTCTGATGCTCCCGCTAGAACAATAGATAACGATGTAAATGACGTAATCCCTTTGCAGTCAGTCAACGCCGATACGTTCAAAAGAGATGTATCGCAAGACATGGCTGCATTGCAAACCACACAAGCCCCAGCCCCACCTCCATCCAATGTTGGACAAGATCAAATGGGTAAAGCTCCTCAAAGCGGTGGAATGGACATGGGTTCAATTGTCAAACTTTTAATGGCGTTTGCTTAAGGAAAAATTATGGTAGATATAACAAAAAAACCACCTTTAGCAGATCTAGGCGCTGTTATCGAAATGGCTGATCCTGAAACGCCAGTAGCTCCTGTTCCAGCAGCGCCCGTTGCAGTAGCTCCTATGGCTGTTGCCCCTCCTTCTAGTGTTGTTCCAATAAAGCAAAATGGGATAACAGTAAAAACAACTACAGTTAATGATGCTGATTTATTTGAATCAGCGGTAGATAATGGTGATGCAAAAGCTTTGTACTCCCTAACAACATCATTCGATCCTAGGGTGAGTGAAGCCGCAAAAAATAAAGTTGCGGTAATTGAAAAAAATGCGCCGCTTGCAAAAGCTTTAACTTCTATTGATACCAACACGGCGCAAGGCCGTATGGACATTGAACAGGTTTATCAAACCCTAAACAATCGTGATGAAGCTAGGGCCAAAGGTTGGACAACGATTCAGGACAACCCACAAATTGGTACTGCCTTGTTGCGATTTGTTATGGGTGACAAGATTGGCGCTTTGAATCAGATCACTGGTGGCGCTGTCAAAGCCGAAACCGAATACGATGACCAAGGCAAAATGCTGATTGTCAATCGTAATGAACTTGGTCAGATTGATTCAATCTTTGATCCTGATGGAAAGATGATTTCACGTCAAGAGTATGCCGCCCGTGGAGGTAGCCGAGAGTTAGAAAAGACTTTGGCTCGCAAGCGACAGATTCAGATGCAAGATGCCAACATCAAAACGTATTTAGAGAACACTGAAAAAAACAACAAAGCTGTTGCCGCTCTTGGTGTTGCATCAAATATTTCAAGAGAAATGGGTGAACTGGCAAAAGACTTTACAGATCTTGATGCAGAAACTCAAACATTATTGGCGGGATTCAACAGCAATGTTTTGAATTACGCCACCAGCGTCAACAACACAATCCAAACTTTAAAACAAGCTTCTTCAACAAAAGGAAAAAGTTTAGATGCAGGCAGTATTAAGGAAATTGAAAACAAAACTGGAACTGTACTTGGTACTGTTTGGTCACATGTAGAGGGCGATACATTTAAAAATGGCGCTGGTGAAACAGCGTCAGCATCTGAATTAGCTTCTAGAATGAGTACAGCATCTTCAAGTAAAAATATTGAAAGAACTGTTAATCAAACTAGAGATGAACTTGCCAAGCAAATTCGCATTGCTCAAACTACTGGTGCGCCAGCAGAGCGTATTACTCAGCTTGCCAAATTAGATAGATACTTTGATTTGGCGGGACAGCGTGAAAAAAAATATGCAGAAAATAAAGATAATTTGCCAGCGTTTGTTCAACTGCCAACCAGTTTGCCAAACATCACAGATCAAGCAAGCCGATTAAAATTAAATGCGGTTCAAGGCGAATATGCGGCAGCTCAAGGATTTGCATTTGATAAATGGAAAACCGAAGAGCTTAAAAAAGAACGTGCTGTTAATCCTAACTTTGTACCCGAGCCAGGCCGTTACGAAGCTCAATGGGTAAAGCAAGATGAATTTAAGCGACTAGAAAAAGAGTTTAGAGATCAAGCAAGAGTTATCTTAAATGAAATGCCCAAGCTTGCTAAACCCGTAGATGTTAAATCTTTGCCTTCAGGAGCTATTGTTCCCGAAAACTCTGCATCACAATCAACTGAACTTAAAGGAGCCGCCGCTCCTCCTAATAAAGGAAAGTTAGAGTTTTTAGACGATAAAAACCAAGACTTTAAGCCAACAATTAAGAGGCGTAAATAATGGCAACTCCTGAAAAAATTGTATACGATGTGGAGGTGGCGCCAGGCTTGGTAATTCCTATTGTTGGATCGGAAAACGAAACCGATGATGATTTGATTGCCAAAGCAAGAACGCATCCAAAATTTGTTGCTTTACAAAATAAAAATAACGCCCCACAAGCTGAAGTTGCACAAACAAATAAAGCAGTTGTTGCTGATGATTCTACAAACCTTGTACCTGGCGTATTGCCTGAATTAAGTTCGCCTGCTGAATTGGCAAAAACAGCAAAAAAAGGTACAGACTTTACTAATCAAAGTGTTGCTCAACCTCCCGCTAATGCACAACCCGATAGATCAGAAGGAACTACTTTTGATCTTCTATCGCAAGGTAAATTTGGAGAAGCGTTTAACACAATTCCTGAAACTGTACAAAAAGGAATTTTGGTTGGCCTTCCTTTGACTGCTGCAACTATTGCGGGTGGTCTTGGTTTGAAATATGCAAGATCGAAAAACGAGATAGATGGCATTGGCCCTACTCGTGGACAAGGAATTAATCCAGCAGAACGGATTGAACCAACGGGTGGACCAGCAGAAACACCATCAAACAACATAAAGTCTAGGACTTTTGAAGCTGGCAATTATGTGCAACAAAACATTCAAACTACGCCTAAGGGCATGAGTGCAAAAGAAACACAAATTGCTAATGACATCAAAAATAAATATGGATATGACATTGGCGTTTTAAAAAATCAATTTGGTTTGTCGAATGTTCCAATCACTGACATTACCCAAGCAGAGATGTTGGCAAACACTGTTCGCAATCAAGAAGCCGCCGCCGCTGCCGCCCCCGCTGAAGCGCCAAAGACACCAGTTGTTGAAGCACCGTCAGAGCGTATTGTCAACGGCGTGAAAATGACTGAGCCGCAATATCAATATTACATAAATGAAGCAAAGCCAGGCATATCTCCAGCGCAAGCAATTGAAGAAATGAATGCCAAGGCAGCCATGCCTGCCGCACCCACACAAGAGATTAAGCCTGCGCCAGTTGCAGAAACACCCAAAGCGCCAGCACCTCCTCCTGAAACCACTCCTAAAGCTGCTGTGCCACCTGAAGCAATTGAAAAAAAATTAGGAAAACCAACAGCAACAACTGGTTCGGGTATGCCTGCGTATCAAGGTGAAGGAGATGCAGGAAGTAAAGTCAAACATAAAAAAGGAACTATAAATACCTTAAACGATATTCCCAAAGACATGGTATTTGTGCCTGGCGGCAATTACATGGATTCTGTGCGTAATGCTGTAGGTCAAGAAGCATACACGGCAAATTTAAAATCAAGTGGTGGCTATCCAGCAAGTAATGAAGCGGCGGCTGCTCAATCAAGACAAATTAATGCCTCTCTTAATAGGCCAACAAGAGAAGAAGCAATAGCGCAAGGATTGCCACCCAAAGAAAACACAAAATCTATTACACAAAATGTTGGCGGCAAAAAACTTGTAAAAGTTGGAGGCGTAACTGGCGCTTTAATTTTGGCTTCTGATTTGGCAAATGCCGCTTCACAGGGTGACTATGGCCCAATAAAAGAAGCTGGATTTGATGTTGGTGTAGGCACTGTTGCAGGCGTATTGGGTGGTCCTGCGGGTTTGGCTGCTCAACAAGCGTTAATGGGAACAACCCTTGCGCCAGGAGTTATCAGCACAGACGCCAAAAGAGAGGCGCTTTTGTCTAGGCCAGGTGTAAAAGACTATTTGGAAAAACTTAGAAAAGAACTAACTCCCCAACAATTTAATGTGGCTGCGGAAAGATATTTGGCTTCCAATCCCAATGCCCCCAAATCAGATTGGCAAAAATTTGTTGAGTTAAACAATCAAAGAACTACGGAAGCCAACACAAAACTCCGTGCGGTTCCTCCACCATCAATGAGAAGGTAAATCATGGGCGAAATTGATCCAATTGCTTTTGGCGCATTGACCGCCAAAGTAGAGAACCTAGAAAAGAAGCTGGACAAGCTTGAGGCTTCTATTGAAGAGTTGATTGCCTTAGTAAACAAAGGCAAGGGCGGGGTGTGGGTCGGCATTGCTATTGTGTCTGCCATCAGTTCGGTTATAGGTTTTCTCAGTCATAGCTTTTTTCCTAAGAGTTAAAAATTGACCCTCTCAGCATCCTTATGGCAGCCAACGCATGTGTGGGGGCAATCAAGCAAGGGTGCAAGCTGTATAAAGAGGCCAAAACCTCTTTTATGGAAATTAAAAAAACTGTTGATGAGGTTGTTTTAGATGCAAAGCAAGTTAGAAGTTTTTGGCAAAAGCTCTTTGGATCAACGTCCACCGTTCAAGCCAAGCCTGTGGCGAAAAAGAAGGAAGCCTACGTTGCCGTTGACGAAACCCAAGTCATGTCAGACATTGTTACCCAGCTCTCTCAATTTTTCAAACTGCAAGAACAGCTTGCTGACCACATAAGGGAAGAGGAAGAGAAGAGCAAGACGGTTTACGACCCTGATGCCAACCTGATGGAAGCCGCCCTTAAACGGGTTATGGCGCAAGACCAAATGGCAGCGTTGGAGGTAGAGATAAGGGAAGCAATGGTATACCAAGCACCACCCGAAATGGGGGCGCTATATAGCAAAGTATTTGAGATGCGGGATGTC